ATCCATTAGTACAAAGTTTTGATCTATTATCAGATAATGAAGTAGAAGAAAAAATACTTCAGTTAAACAGACGATTTTGGATGACTCAAAATCCACAAGTCAGAGAACAAATTACTGCCATCCTTGATATGTATAAAGTTGAATTGGAAGGCCGTAGAGCCCGACCAAAAATAAATAGTCAAGATGACGATAATTCTCTTGACAATTTGATTAATATCAGTTAAAATACATGTATGCTTATGAAAACAGACTCTCTCGGTATCCCGCGATTTACAAATAAAGACTTAGTTGATATGATCTATACCGGTCATGTTGATAAGTGTCATGTTGTGCTATGTGATCCTTCAGATGATGTAGACAAATTTAATGAAGCAATGCGTGAGCAATACTTACCTGAACTTAAACAATATATCCCAATAGATGTAGATCAAAAGACTTTTGACGGTGCTTTACAGTCGGAATGGTTTATGCCAGATGAATATAAAGATATTAATGTATTCAAGTATGTATTAGGTAAAGCAGAGACACCTTGTGAAGAAATCCCCCATCAAGAACGTATATGGGAAGAACTTAGAGAATACGAAGCACGTGGTATGCTTGACTTACTACGCTACATGATTTATCTAGTAGACTTTATGCGTGAAAACGATATTGTATGGGGAGTAGGTCGTGGTTCAAGTGTAGCAAGTTATGTGCTATATTTGATAGGTGTACACAAGATTGATTCAATCCAGTTTGACCTGGATTGGAGAGAGTTCCTAAGATAAGTAACTATATAACAAAAGGAGGTATATTATGCCCGTAAGACAACCACAGAAGAAAACGTATAAAAGTTTTCAAGGTAAAGCAGTAGACATGGATACATTGCGTCAGCGTAATGAACTAACTCCAGCAGTAGGTAATGCTCGTGTAAATGCACGTGGTGATCAACTAGGTGCTGGTGGTAAAATTGTTCGTAAACGTGAAGATGTAATGCGTGATTACTACAATGACAACCCGACGGCAGCGCCGGACGAAGTTGCACAAGTAGAGCAACCAGTAGAAGAAGTAGTACCTACAGAAACTAAAGCACAACGCAAGGCTGTTGACAATGCTAAAAAAGCAAAAGCAGTTGAAGCAGAAGATGCTGAAGAAGATTGGGTAGAAGACGACGATGGAAATTTTGTAAAAAGGACATAAAATGATTCCAACTATTGACAAATACAAAGGTACACTAACAGCAATTGGTAATAGAGTGCTAGTAAGTGGCATGGACTTTGGCGAACAAACTACAAAAGGTGGCATTATCTTAACAAGTGATGACGGCAACGTTAGAGGAATTTATCCACGTTGGGGTAAAGTAGAATCTAAAGGTCCGCGGAATGAAGATCCTTATGAAGTAGGACAATGGATATTAGTCGAACACGGTCGTTGGACACGAGGCATTACAATGTCTAACGAAGGCGAAGAAGATTTAATAGTACGTATGGTCGAATCTGAAAGTATCTTAGCATACGCAGATGAGAAGCCAGACGATGTACGTATGAGCAGTAGTAGCGTAGGCGACTATGCACCCGATGCAGTTGACCCAGGTCAATTTGTAAACACAGCAATGAATAACCAAAAAATGTAAGAGGCTAAATTGACCCAAGTAGATCTAAACAAGTACAAAGAATTTGTACGTGAAGTAACAAGTGACGAATCATTATCAAGCATGCAGATGTATAATCGCATAGTTGAGATTGAAACAACTGAAAGCAAAGCAAAAGTAAACATGGCGCAACTTATGACTGGTGCAATTGGCATTAGTGCAGAAGGTGGCGAGTTTATGGAAATTGTAAAGAAGTGTGTATTCCAAGGTAAGCCTATGGACGAAGATACACAGTTTCATGCTATGCGTGAACTAGGCGACATCATGTGGTACTGGATGAACAGTTGCAGTGCATTAGGCATTGACCCTAATGATGTTATTGCTGAAAATGTAAAGAAACTTGAAAAGCGTTATCCAGGTGGATCGTTCGATCCCTATTATTCAGAAAATAGACAAGATGGAGATATTTAAAGACTTCGAATGGTATGACTTTTTAGTAATAGCAGTATTTGCTAAAGTCTTACAAGTCTTAGTTATTGTTACACTAATGGGTGGCGGCTTAGTATCCGCTACCGTAATAGCAGTTGTGTGGCAGTTGTGGTTAGCATACGAAAAATATAGAGCAAAAATATGAAACTTAGTAAAACAGATGTTAAAGTATCTAGGATTATGAAAACTGACCAATCAGTTGAAACTGAAGAAGAAATTATAATCAGTGTCAAACAAGATATAAAAGATATCAAAGAATTGTTAAACACATTAATCCAAAAATTAGAAAAAAGTTCTTGACATTTACTGTAGTATCTTGTATAATAAAACATATTAGGAGCAAGATATGAAATTACCCGAACAGAAAAACACAGGCGTAGGTACAGCAGGACTTGCTGGCATCTCACTTATGATCCTGCATATTACAGGATACTTAACAGGATGGGCTTGGCCCGTGTTGTATATCTTTTTGATATTAGTAGGCATGGGCATGGAGAATAAAAAGTAATGAAAGAATTATGGGTTGAAAAGTATCGTCCGAATACAGTTGACGGATATGTATTTAGAGATGATGCACAACGTAACCAAGTAAACACTTGGATTAAAGACAAAACTATTCCGCATTTATTGTTTAGTGGCAACGCAGGTATTGGTAAGACAACACTTGCTAAACTGTTGTTTAATGAACTAGATGTTAATCCACTAGACTTACTTGAAATTAACGCATCACGAACAAACTCAGTAGATGATGTACGTGACAAGATTATTAATTTTGTACAAATGATTCCGTTTGGTGATTTTAAGGTTGTACTACTTGACGAGGCTGATTACTTGAGTCCAAACGCACAAGCGGCATTACGTGGTGTGATGGAAGAGTATCATACAACAGCACGTTTTATTCTAACTTGTAACTATCCTAATAGAATTATTCCTGCACTACACAGCAGATGTCAAGGCTTTCATATTGCTAAGATTGACCAAACAGAGTTTACAGCAAGAGTTGCAGAGATTCTTATTACAGAAGGTGTAACTCCAGACTTAGATACACTTGACACATATGTAAAGGGTACATACCCCGACTTGCGTAAATGCATTAACACAGTACAAATGAATATCCAAGACAATAGTTTGCTAAAGCCTAATGAAGGTGACACGGGCGAAGCAGACTGGAAACTGGACATGGTAGAACTGTTTAAAGCAGGTAAGATTACAGAAGCACGTAAAATGTTATGTGGGTCAGTTCGTCCAGAAGAGATGGAAGAGATCTATCGTTGGCTCTATGACAACATTGAATTGTTTGGCGATGATGAAAAACAAGATACCGCAGTACTAACTATTAAACAAGGACTAGTTGATCATACACTTGTAAGTGATCCGGAGATTAACTTAGCCGCAACACTAATTAGATTGGCAAGACTATAATGGACCAAGAAAGAAAAATTGAATTTAAACTAGACGGATTTGTAGGAATCTTTGAGAATGTATTTGAAGATGATTTTATTGATGAATTAATTAAATTTTTTGAATCAAAAGAAGTGTTAGGGTTACAAGACGAAACTAAATCTACACAAACAGACAGAGATATGACTGAACTACACTTTGCAGATTTTATGACAATACAAAGTGTTCCTCCTATGTTTTCACAGCATTTCTTTGGAAGACTATGGGAGCAAATCTATCCACAATATACAAAAGAGTTTGCTATACTAGGTGCTTTAAAAATGCAAGGCGAAGGCTTAAAAATGAAACGTATTAAGCCAGGTGGCGGATTTCATTCTTGGCATTGTGAAGGAATGGGCGACACACCACGTCGAAGAATAGTAGCACAGTTATATTTGAACGATATTGACGAAGCAGGTGAAACTGAATTCTTATATCAAAATAAACGTATAAGTCCAAAACGCAATAGACTTCTTCTATGGCCGGCAGATTGGACACACACGCATCGTGGCAATCCTCCGATTGGCGATACGAACAAGTACATTCTTACAACTTGGCTAGAAGAACAATATAAGGGTAATTAATGACTTACTTAGTAATGGATAATTGCATTGGTTGTAAACATATGGATTGTGTAGAAGTGTGTCCTGTGGACTGTTTTTATGAAGGTGAAAACATGCTTGTAATTAATCCAGATGAATGTATTGATTGTGGTGTGTGTGAGCCAGAATGTCCAGCCGATGCTATTGTTCCAGACAATATACTTAAAGGCGATGAACTTGAAAAGTGGATGACTATCAATACCAAGTACTCTGGCATGTGGCCTGTAGTAACAGAAATACACGACGACAAGCCTAGTGCTGAAGAGGCTGAGGCTGTAAACAACGTACCAAATAAGTACGAGACAATGTTTTCGGAGAAGCCTGGGCGTGGTGACTAAAAATAAAAAACTAATAAACGACATAGTACGCATTAGTGTACTAGAAGAA